AAAATTAGATACACTTAGGAAAGAATGTCGCCTTAGTGTAGTGGATATCACATGAGATTCCGGTTCTCATAACAGGGGTTCGACTCCCCTAGGCGACGTTTTTTAACGTTTCATGACGTTTCCTATCGTTGCAAAACGTTGTGAAATCAATATTTACGTTTCATACCAAACCGAACAATAGTATAAAATTGAGTACAAAAAGAGTACAAATAAAGCGAGCTATTACTAGCCCGCTTTTTTTAGTCTTCAATTGTCCTGTTTTTGAAGCTGATCAGCATACTCGGTTAACAAGCATCCTGTTTTTATAGTCAGATTTTCGATTTTACGCTCACCTCTGACTAGTCTTCCTAAAATAGATAAATTCACTCCAGTATCTTTATTAATTCGATATTGAGTGACATTACTAAGGAGCCATTCAATTTTATCCGTATCTACTTTCATATAATCACCTACTTAAATATAAACCATACTATTAAGCCAATAAAGATAAGCCATGCGACAAATGCTTTCCAGTCAAATGCGTGTTTAGTTATTTTGAAATTCACTTTCATTTTCTATTACTATATGATACAATTTTGGTAAAGGAGTGAGGCTATTCGCCCCACTCGATTTCCCACTCGATTGTGAAGAATACTAAGTTGATTTTAAGCGTTACTTTTGTTTTCTTCTTTTTGAGTGGTTTTTTCTTTACCTTTTTTGATCTCATATTTTTCTCCTTTCTTTATTGTTAAGGGTATCTCCCTTACAATTTATAGAATAGCACTTTTGTGCTATATTGTCAACACTTTTAAAAAAAATAAACGGTTAGGTTTCTATTTTTAAATTTTTTGAGCACTAAAAAAGCACTTAGATTTCTCTAGGTGCTTTTGATTGTTAATAAGCAAATTCAAGTTTTGGTTTTATATCTTGATAAAGTTTTAAAATTTCAGGAGGAGTATCTTCACGGAAGATAAACTGTTTCTTTCCTGAAATAGTTTTATCGCCAACAATCCAGTGGCGGATTTGTTTTGTAAAAATCAAAACTTCTTTACCAGGCATAGCCATTACTTCCATGATAGAACCTCCTTGACTTTATTTAACAGATTTGTGTCTGTAACCTTATCTCCCAATACCCCGACTTCAGCAACCAGCTCATTGATGTTATTGTTGTAAAATGCAATAGCTGCATTATCGCTAATGCTATAAAGATAATTATAGTCATGTTTCAATTGTTCCTTGACATACGATACTAATGGGGAATTCAATTCAGACATTGCTTGTTCGACACTATTATACAGCTTCAACTAAGTCATTGTCTACTTTATTCGCAATAGCTAAAGCGATTTGATGAGTAGCTTGACCGATTGGGTCTCCGTAACCAGAAAGAACCGCCTCGTCTGTTAATTCAATACCTTTACCCGCTTTTTTAATAGTCATTGTAGACTTATCAGTAGTTAATTGGTCAGGGGTGATTGCTTCGCCTTCCGCAATATCTTTAGCGTCTCCAGAGTATACCCACTTTGGAACTGTAACAGTGTTTCCTGGTTGTCCAACAAGCTCACGCTCAACGTAAGCAAGCGGTGTAAATTTAATCATTTTTGGTAATTTAGCTGAAACCATGTCAGCCATAACTTCAGGGTTTACTAATTGTTCAATTTTAGTTTGTGTCATTTATCTATTATCCTTTCAATTTATGGTATAGTTCGGGGTTATTTTGCAGTAATTCATTTCTACTTTGATACCCCATTTTGTTGAATTGTTCTTTGGTAATCTCACCAGCCGAAGTGTCTTCCATCTTCTTCGGTGTCTTACCTTTTAGTTTCTCACCGACTTTCTTATCGGCTAAGTCATTCACCAAGGCTACAAAGCTCTCTACAGCCTCTTGCGTTTTCTCTGCGGTATCTTTGACAACAAGACCTAGGATTTTATCATCTACAATAATACCGCCCCCAGAAAGCATTTTTGAGGCTTCTCGCTCTAGTCCACTACGATTGATTTTAGCTTCAAGTTCAGCAATGTATGCTCTTTGTTTTTCTTGTTCATACTCTGCTTTTTGGCTTTCGTTCATCGCACGTAGCTTTTCGGCTTCATCAAGTTTTTCTTGCATTCGTTTATCGAATGACTTTTCTTGCTTAGCTAAGCGTTTTTTGATTAGCTCATCAACTTCGCTTTGCGTGAATGTTTTCGGTGCATCTTCAACCGTTTCAGAATTGTCGACTGTTTCCTTTTCGATTTCCAATACATCTTCTTTTACTTCTTCTGCCATTTCAGGCCCTCCTTTTTAAGTCCGAGTGGACTGATATCCTTGGCTTTTAACGTCGTCAAAGTTCGGACAATAAAAAAACCGTACGGGATTCCATACGGTTAGATTTCTATTTTTAAAGTTTTGAGCATCAAAAAAGCACTTAGATTTCTCTAGGTGCTTAATTGTTTTATACTATACTGCGTAATCAAAACCAATTTTAGATTTAATAGTATCGAACAAATCCAAAACAGACTTAGGAGTTCCTTGTTTAAAAGATACAAGAGGTTTATCTTGATCTGGATAAACTTGGTCAACCCACTCATCGATTTGATTATAAAAAATTAACAATTCGTTATTTGGAACAGCCATTACTTCCATCTCAATACCTCCTTTACCTTTTGTAGTAATATTTTATCAATTACATCGTCTCCAATAACCCCAACTTCTGCAACTAGTTCATTGATATTGTTGTGATACATAAAGGCGTTGTACGCGTTCAAGCTAATATTTTTTAAGTAACCGCGATCTATAGATTGTTGTTGTTTTACATAAGTAACTAAATCTGAATTCAACGCAGTCATCGCTTGTTCAATATTATTATAGCGCTTTTTTATTTGCTTTGTAAAATGCTTTAGCAGAATCCCAATGTTTTTTATGCGTTAGTTCATGAACCATGGTATCTTTAATGTTTTGAGCAGCAAAAAAGCACTTAGATTTCTCTATGTGCTACTTTTTCTATTTCATTGATTGTAATTGTTATGGTATCCCAATCTTTGGGTGAATCGCCTATATCAGCAATAAAAGTATCTTCGCTTAGCTTTTCTACAACTGCTGCAGATTGGCCGTTTTTTAAAATGACTGTATCAAACTCTTCTATCTTCATCAGAAACCTCCTTGATATAAGTAGACGTAAGATGGGCACCTTCTTCAGTAACATTCCATGCAACAACAACATTTACAGGATTGTTCTTTATACCATACATTACCATTTTTTGTTCATATCTATGTCCATATTCATCTTTAGTTTTCGCTTTCGTTGGATATTTGGGTGCTCTATTTGATATTTCTTCAATCATCTCGCGATAATTGTTCAAGTCCTATCCTAAAAGACGGGTAAAATTCTTACCTTTAGCAAAACCTTTTGGATTATCAGGATTGAAAAGATAATGAGTAAATTTCTTCTCATTTATGATCATATTATCTACCTTAGGTAGTGTTAGTTGCGGATTTTTTTGTAATCTAGTCTGACGCTTAAAATCCAATTGAATCATACTAAACTTATTAACATCATTATACTTCAAATCATAAAAATCTCCAAATGATTGTGGAATATTTTCAGAATCTTAGACCAGTCTGTATTTCATGAATTGCTCTTTAATTCTACGGACTTTTTCCTTGTCTGATTGTTCAAATTGCAATATTTCCTTGTCTACTTTTTCATCTCTACCTAAGCGCTTTGAATCTTTCCTAAAATGCGGAACCGTCGTGCATCGACAGTTAGGATGAAATGGTGGTGCGTTCAATGCTGGAACCAACTCAGATACTTTAAATATCTTCCCGTTGAACGGTTGGCAAATCTGACACGCTTTTAATTCGGTCATGACTTCAAACCATTCAACACCATTAGCCTCATAGTTGGCCTTCTGTGCCTCTGAGTATACCCTTGCGGCTTACAAAATACTTCGCGCTACAAACATTGTTTTGTAGCGTTTTTTGATGTGCAAAAAATATCCACCGGCTAAGCCGGTGGTTTTTCAGTTTCGGGCATAGCCCTGATCTCAGAGCGACG